GAGCCTTGCCTACTCCGCATATCTGGGCCGAACCCTCTGGTTCGGCGCCTCGGACCGCACCGTGAACGGATACGTCGGTGCAATCATGCGCAAGGAGCCGAGTTTCAAGGTTCCCAGCGTGTTCGATGACCGCCTGGACGATATCACGAACTGCGGGGAGACCGCGGTGGAGTTTTCGGAGGCCTGCGTCAAGGAATTGATCGTCACCGGGCGCTACGGACTGCTGATAGACAAGCCGGAACCCAACGAACTGCCCTGCATCAAGATCTACTACCCGGAAAACATCCTGAACTGGCAGATCGCGGACGGAAATCTCGTGGGTGTGCAGCTTGAGGAGCATGTCTACGAGCCGAAACCAGACGATCACTACGAACTTCAGGATATCTGTCAGGTTCGCGAGCTTTTGCTGGAAAACGGCCAGTATATCTGCCGAATTTGGCGCAAGGCCGACACCTTGGACCAGCGCCTCTCCGACCAGTGGGTCATCCATCAGACCATGACGCCGACCAAACGCGGAACGGCGCTTGAATCCATTCCATTCATCCTCGTTTCGTGCGACAAAGACGCGACTTCGTGCTCCAAGCCGCCCATCTTGGACTTGGTGGACGCGAATATCAACCATTTCCAGCTCGATGCCGACTATCGCCATGGCCTGCACTTCACGGCGCTGCCCACTCCGGTATTCACCGGCGTGGATGAGAACAGGGACTACTATCTGGGCTCTGAAATGGCGATCAATCTGCGCAACGATAATAGCAAGGCTTTCTACCTCGAGTTCCTTGGCACCGGCCTCACCGCTATCAAGGACGCGATGGAAGAAAGGAAGCAGCAGATGGCAGCTCTGGGCGCTCAGCTACTCACGAGGGCGCAACGCGGACGTGGAGTTGAGACCGCCGAGGCTGCCCGCATCCAGCAGAGTGGGGAAACCTCTCTGCTGGCTGCGATCGTGAGCCGCACCGAGGAAGCTCTGGAGAAGGCCATCTATCTCTGCTGCGACTGGGAGACCACCAGTGCCTTTGACAAGGAGGAAATTGAGGTCACGCTCAATCGCGACTTCATCGACGCCACCCTCACCGCCCAGGAGATCATCGCACTCAATACTTCCTGGCAGAACGGCGGGCTGTCCCACAGCGAACTGTTCTGGAATCTCCAGCGTGGGGGCGTCATTCGCCCCAATATCACCTACGAGGAGTATTGCGCGGCCCAGGAACAGGAGCGTAAGGACGGCCTGAGCCCGGCGGCCCCCAGCGGCAAGCCCACCCCGCCCGTCAAAGCCCCCGCGCCCGCGTCTGATGCCACCTCGACGCCCACGTTGGCCCCAGGGGTAGGCACCGGCCCCACCGGCAACCCCGATGGCCCTACAGGTGGCAACAATAAGGAAGCTAACTGATGTATGTCCATACTCGAGCGTGGTATGAGCGCCTCGAAAAGTGGGTAGGGAAAGAAGGTCAGTTGGACGCAGGTTATCGGCTGTTCGAGCAGTTCACCAAGAACCCCGATCTAGGAGGCAACCTTGATCATCACACCAAGAACGAAGTTCATTTGCGACGGTCAGGAGATGGAGTGTTCCTTGATCGTCAATGAGACTGGCGAGGTTCTTCCGTCAGTCATCCAGGTCGATACCAAGACCGGGGAAGTCATTTCCTACATCCTGGGGCACAACGGAAAACCCATGATGCTCCTGGACGGTTCCAATACTTTCATGACCAGCAAGAAGCGCCATAAGCAGATCTACTTCACCATCACCGCAGGACCGTCTGAACAGGTTGTTCAGAACATCATTGACGAAGCGCCGGTGGCGCTCAAGGAGAATTAACATGCTCAAGCCCGTTCTCGATACCCTGGAAGGGTTGCCGGATGCGATCAAGGCGGAATACAAGCAGGACGCCGTCACCCTCAAATACGTGCTGGACGTTCCGGTGGAAGAGCACCCGGCTGTCACCGGCCTGAAGAACGCCCTCGCCAACGTGCGGACCGAGCGCAACCAGGACCGCGACAAGCTCAAGGTCTACGAAGGTATGGACCCGGAGAAGTATCGGACCATGATGACCACCGAGCAGAAGGTGCTGGAAGGTCAGCTCATCGCGGCGGGCAAGGTGGAAGAGCTCGTGGAGCTACGGACCAAGGCCCTCCGCGAAAGTCTCGCCGGCGAGGTCACCAACGAACGCACCAAGAACCAGTCGCTCGAGGCACAGCTCAACAAGCTCGTCATCGACAACGCTGTCCAGGCCGCGGCCTCCAAGCATGGCGTCGCCGACGGTGCCCTGGACGATGTCCTGTTCCGGGCCCGCGCCACCTTCAAGACCAAAGACGGCGTCGCGGTGGCCTACGAGGGGGATAACATCATCTACGACAAGACCGGCACGAACCCGCTCGGCATCGACGAGTGGCTGGCCGGCCTCGCCACCAAGGCGAAGCACCTGTTCAAGCCCTCCGAGGGAGTTAAGGCTCCTGGCGGCAACAACCGACCCGCCCCCACCGGCGACACGATCCATCGTGGCGACGGCAATGCGTTCCTGGCCAATCTGGACAAGATCGCAAAGGGGCAGGTCAAGGTAGTCTAGCATCGCCTCCTGCTGGACATGAAAACGGCCGCCGCTCATACCGGGGGTCGTTTTCTTTTATAATTACCCTTGCATGTCCCCAATTCTCGCCGTATAATTTCAACACATGCAGAGCTTCCGGTGGTTGCTCTCCTTTCTAGGTCGGTGGAGCCGGTCTAAAGGCGTGAAACCCTTTCATTCCACCACTTCTGAGGAGGGCCGTATGGCCGTTTCCAATACCATCACTGCGATCATCCCGACCATCTTCGCCCAGGGATTGAGCGCGCTCCGCAACCTGTGTGTCATGCCTGGGCTGGTCAACAACAGCTACAGCACGAGCGCCGCCGAGAAGGGCCAGGTCATCAGCATCCCGGTGCCCTCCGCCATCGCCGTGGCCGACGTCGTGCCCGGTCCCTACGCCCCGGACAGCGGCAACGTCGCTCCGACCACTGCCAGCATCACGCTGAGCAACTGGAAGGAAGCCGCGTTCACCCTGAACGAGCAGGAAATGGCCCAGGCCGTCGCGGGCTACGCCCCGCGCCAGATGACCGCCGCCGTCAGCGCCATCGCCGACTACGTCAACAGCACGATCTTCGCCTGCTACAAGAAGCTCGGGCAGGGCATCGGCACCCCTGGCACCGCGCCGTTCGCGACCGCCGTGGACGCAGCCGTCGACATGAAGGAACTGCTCACCAACATGAAGGCCCCGTTCAGCGACCGGCGCCTCGTCCTGGACACCGTCGCCATGGGCAAGGCCCTCAAGCTGGGCGCGTTCGCCTACGCCCTGAACAGCTCCGACCCCACCGTCATGCGGGAAGGCTCCATGGGCCGCAAGTACGGCTTCGACTGGCTGGAAGACCAGCAGGTCCCGCTCCACACCGCGGGCACCATCACCACCGGCCTGATCTGCAAGGCCGCCACCGGCGTCGCCGCTGGCCTGAAGACCTTCACCGCCACGACCGCGGCCTCCACCGGCGCCTGCGCCCTGAAGGCGGGCGACATCCTCACCATCGCCGGACACTCCCGCACCTACTCCCTGGCCGCCGACGCCACCCAGGCCTCCGCCGCCAGCGACGTCAGCCTGACACTGAACCAGGCGCTCGTCCAGGCGCTGGTCGGCTCCGAGGCCATCACCGCGGCCGCCAATCACCGCGTCAACCTGGGCTTCCAGGCCGACTGCTTCGGCTTCGCTTCCCGGACCCTGGCCCCGGTCGCCGGCGCCGAGCCCAACCCCATGAGCATGGAAGTGTCGGACCCCATCTCCGGTCTGACCCTGCGCCTCCAGGTGCGTGAAGAGTTCCACCGTGTCCGGTGGGCCTTCGACATGCTCTGGGGCGTGGACGTCGTCCGCGAGGAACTCGGCGCCCGGATGTTCGGCTAGTTCATTTCCTGCGCAACCCTCCCGGCTGGCCCAGACTTTCCTGTGCCAGCCGGTTATTCTTGAAAGGATCATTCAATGGGACCCAAGGACACCGTGAAGATCGCCAGTGACCTGTTCGAGGGAGGTTTCGTCGTCATCAACGCGGATGACTACGAAGCCGATATCGACGTCCTCTACACCGAGCCGGAGCCCGAGGCCGCCGCCGCCCAGGCCGCCGTCGCCGCCCAGGTCACCAAGCGGAAGAAGGGATAGTCCATGCCCGTTCCGATTGCCATTGACGCCACTGCCGGAGGAGGGACTTCCAACTGCTACTGCACCGTCGCAGAAGCGGAGGCATACTTCGCTTCGCGTGGCTTCAGTGACAATTGGAATGGCGCTACTCCCGACGCCCAGATCCAAGCGCTCCTGTGGGCCACTCGGCTCCTGGATCTCCAGGTCTGGCGCGGGATGAAGCGGATGTATACGAATGCGCTCAGGTGGCCGCGAGCCGGCCTCCAAGACCGCGACGGCTACATCGTTCCCTACGACACCATCCCCACGTTCATCAAGTATGCCACCTGTGAATGGGCTCTCTATCTGCTGAAGGAAGACCGCACTCTGGATGAGGGCGGGTTCACTCAGTATGGTGGCAAGGTCGGCCCCATCACGGATCCTGCATTCTATGCCAGAAAGCCAATGCCGGACGGTGTCCGTGAATTCATCGCGCCCTACCTCGCCGGTGGTCCGGTTGGTTCTGGGCGGGTGGGAAGATCATGAACCTGGAAGCCAACATCGCCCGCAACGGCCAGACCATCTACTGGAAGAAGATGGCGGGAACCGGCGGCACGTTCAACACCGCGACGCGGACTGTTGAAAATGCTTCTAGCTCCGCCTCTGTGGCGATCCCCATCAAGGCTGTCGTTGACGGCTTTGGTACCATCACTACCATGCTTCGTTCCATCGCATTTGCGGCCCAGTCGCTTCGGCAGGCGGGCCAGCTGCGAGTATTCACCTGCCATGCGGTCGGCATGGGGGATATCCTGACGGTTGACGGTGTCAATTACACGGTTATCTTCGGAAAGTCGATCTACTACCATGGAAAGATCGTTCTCTACATGGTGGAGGCTTCCCAGTGAAGCGAACTTTCTCAACGGACATTCAGGTTTTCGGTGAAAGCCTCAAGGGCCGTTGTGACATTCTGCTTCGTTCTACGGTTCTGAATCTCATGCAGGATCTGCACGATGAACAGATGCCGGTCGAAACTGGTTGGCTGCGTTCTTCATTCATGGTCACGGTCAATGCTCCTGGCGTTGGGACCAACCCTTCCACCCGCCCAGGAAAACATGATCCTGTGCTGCCAATTCCCCAACTGCCCCTCCCACAGATGCAGTTCGGCGATACGGTCTATGTCACGAACAACGTTCCATACACCCGATACGTCCCCAAGGCTATCCATCTGGTAAAGATGGCGCTTCAGAGGGCCACCCGCAACATCGCGAAGATTGCCAGGACGCTCAACAAATGAACTGGAACGCGATAGAAACCGCATTGGAAGCGAAACTCAGGTCTCTGAACCTGGGAATGCCGATTTGGTCGGAGAATGTGGAATACAGCAACGTCCCTGGGCAAGTCTACATTGCAATTGAACACTATTTCGTCGATAGCGACAAAATCGCTACCGGCGTCATGGAAACGGTGGGTGTCACGCGGTTCATCATCAACTTCCCCGCTGGCGAAGGCCCGGGTCCGGCGGCGGCTCTGGCCGACATCGTGTCCGCGGCCTTCGCTCCTGGAACTTCAATCCCCGCTGGTAGCGGCTACGTCACAATGAACAAATTCTCCCTCGGGCACAAGGAGCCCGGTGTTGATCCAGCGTGGTGGGCTCTCCCACTATCGGTCTACTACAACGCATACCACAACTCTTAGGAGGCCGTGATGGCTGTCTACTCTTCTGGATCTACCGTAGCCTGGAGCTACATCCAGGAAGTCACCTTCGGGATGACCCCTGCGACCCCCGCAATGAAGGTCCTCCGCGCGAAGCCTTCCAAGGTGACACTCAAGAAGACCACCTACACCACCGACGAGGTTCGCGCCGATCGTGGTATCTCCGACGTTCGCCACGGTCAGCGTTCCGTCGATGGAACCTTGGATGGCGATCTCATGGTGGGCGGCTGGGACGACCTCATCCAGGCGGCTCTCCAGGGAACCTGGACCGCGGTCGCCACCGGGTCGGCTTCCCTCGCGGCCACCGCTGCCAACTCCTACACGCGCACCGTCGGCTCCTTCATCACCGATGGCTTCCAGCCAGGGGACGAGGTCATGGTCAGTGGCTTCGCGACCGGCGGCAACAATGGTCGGACCAAGGTGGTCTCCGTGGTCGCCCTGACCCTCACCGTGGCGAAGGTCACGACTGTGGATACCGCCGCTGCCGCTCGGTTCATCGCCGTGGGCAAGGACACTGTCCTCACCGGCTGGTCCATAGAGTTCGGCACCACCCTGCGTTCCTTCACCTTCGAGCAGGGCTTCACCGACATCAACCAGTTCCGGCAGTTCAAGGGCGTGACGATCAGCAAACTGAAGATCACCGCGAAGCCCGGTGCCATGGTGGAGGCCTCCTTCACCTTCCTCGGTGCCGACGCTGCTTCCACCACGGTGACCATCGCCGGTAGTTCCGTCGCTGCCGCCACCAACTCCCCCATGAGCCCGTCCGTGGGAACCATCCAGGAGAACAATCTCGCCATCGCTTACATCACCAGCGTGGAGTTCGAACTGGACAACGGGTTGGCGGCTCAGGGAGTGGTCGGTTCAGATGTCACCCCAGCCATCTTCAACGGACGCTCCAGCATCACCGGCACCGTGACTGCCCTGTTCAAGGACCAGGTCATGATGAATAAGTTCCTGGCCGAAACGGAAAGCAACATCGATCTGGTGTTCAACGACCCCAACGGCACCGACTTCCACCACGTTCGCCTGCCCCGCATCAAATACACTGGGGCCGACACCGCCCCGCCCAAGGACGGTGCCACCATCATCACCATGCCTTTCACCGCGCTCGTCGATCCCGTCACTGGATCGAACATCATCTGGCAGCGCTCCAACAACACCTAGGAGGATTTGTGGATCTCTTCAACTACACCAGTGACCGCGCCAACATCCCCGTCGATGTCGTCATCAAACACCCTGTCACTGGGGTGGACACCGACAACATCATCCAGGTCATGGGGCTGGATAGCACCGCTGCACAGAACTGCGTGGACGCCCAGCAGGCTGCTCGGTTCCGGGCCATGGCCACCGTCAATGGCGAGGTCGTGATGCCGGACTTCGATCCCACGGAGTCGAGGAACCAGCACATCGATCTCCTGGTGGCTTGCACGACCGGCTGGAAGAACATCCAGTGGAAGGGCGCCGACCTGCCCTTCACTCCCGAGAGCGCCCACATGATCTACGAAAAGGTTCCGACCATTCGTGATCAGGTGAGCAAGGCCACCGGGAGCCGAAAACTTTTTTTCACCGACTGAGGATCAAGCTTCACGAACACGCTGAGAAGGAATTCGCTCTTGATATCCCGCGGAAAGATGGCACAGTCTTACGGCAGCATGTCAAATTTCTGCGGGATTCTGGGTTGGATACCAGTGAGTTTGAACCTCCACCGCTACCACCAGAAATGCTCTACGTCTTCAGATATTTCCAGGAACTGTGTCTCGGTAGGGCAAGCAATGGAATGGGGCCAATGGCTCTTTCTTGCACAGAAATCCTGGCGTGGTCTCAACTCCGAGGGGTGCAGCTAGGTTCATTCGAATTCACCTGCATCCGCGAACTGGACCTCATTCTACTTAGGAGCCTGACCAATGTCTGATGTAGCCGAACTCACTGCCATATTGCGGACCGAGGGTGCTGCTCAGGCAACGCGCGAAATTGAGCAAATGTCGTTCGCTGGTAAGCAGGCGGAAACTTCAACCTTGGACCTCACCGATGCGCTCCATACTCTCGGTGAGGCCTTTGCGTTGAAGGAAATAGTCGATTTCACTGTCAATCTTGCCAAACTGGGCGCTCGTTACGAGATGCTTGGAGCCACTCTAGGCATCATGGCAAACAACGCTGGCTTTACCCGAGCCCAAATGGAAGGGTTCCAGGAAGGCATGGAGAAGACCGGCATCAGCGCCATCAAGGCCCGTCAGGGTCTGCAGATCATGGCCGCCGCCCAGTTGGATCTGTCCAAGGCGACTGCTCTGGGCCGCGTCGCCCAGGATGCCGCCACGTTGGCAGGTATCAATTCAAGCGAGGCTTACGCCAAGCTCGTTCAGGGTATTTCAACCGGTGAATCTCGCATCATTCGCCACATGGGCATCATGGTCAATTTCAAGAAGGCTATTGACGATGAAGCTCATTCTCGCGGTATCCAGGTGAGCAGTCTGGATGCTGAGGCACTGGCCCAGATCCGTCTGCAGGCAACACTGGCCGAGGGCATCAAGCGTCAAGGAGTGTATGAAGAAGCTATGACCACGGCTGGCAAGCAGATGCTGTCCATGGAACGCTACACTGAAAATCTGCGCGTCCAGATCGGTGAACTGTTCAACCCCTCCACGAACGTCCTGATGTTCGCCATGGTGGCAGCGGTCCGGGAGGCCTCAGAAGCAATGAAGGAGTGGCAGGCCAGCGGTGACGCTACCATCTTCGCGGCTGGGCTGAAGGCCAAGATGGAAGACTTGGTCGGAACCATCAAGGCCACTGTCCACTTCATCTATGAGTGGCGCAGTGCCATTGAAACTCTGGGGGCGGCCTACGCTGGGTTCAAGTTGACACAGTTTGTCAATGTTCAGCTTGAATCTCTCAACAGTGTCCGAGCTGCACTCACCAGGAATATGCAGGCTGAAGTACAGGCCGCCGCAGTGCGCGTCGCTATCATGCAGAAGAAGTTGGCCGACGCACTGGTTGACAAAGAAGTAGAAATGGAAAAGCAGGCCATGATGCCTGTGAAGTTCCGTTCAGAAGCTGAGTATCAGGCTCTGCGAGTGCGCGGGGTCATGCTAGATAGCGAAGCCGCCGTAGCGAAGCGTGGACTGGCTATGGCAGAGGAGCAACTCGCTGCCGCGCAGTTGGCCCAGGCGGGAGCTCAGTCACTTGCCCAGACGGCGCTCGGTGCCGTGGGCGGCCCCATCGGCATCCTCATCATTTCTCTCAGTGTTCTGGCCGCGTGGTGGTGGAAGGTTTCTGAGGCTGAGCGGGACTACAGGAACGGCGTCAAGGCTACTGTGGACGCCACTCAAGAAGCTGCCATCAACATTGGCCGCATAGCGGCTGCCAAGGAAAAGAAAGATAAGGGCGGCACCGCTGCCGAGATTGAAGCCATTCTCCATCCTGTGACAGAAACTCCTGCTGGGCAGGCCGCCAGGAAGACTTTGGAAATGGCGGCTGAGAACTATAAACGGGAGTATGCCGCTGCCAATTCCTCCAAGGGTTCCACTGCAGGAGCCGCGGCTGATCAAGCTGCTCGTGATAAAGCGACTGCCAAGTATCAGGAAGCTAAGGATACCTACGATCGGTTCGTGCGCTTCGCGGAAGAAAATCAACGCGATACCCTTGCTAAGGAAAAGGCCGATCTTGATGCCCGCAAGCTTCTTCACGAGCCCATACCTGTTGAAGCCAAGGTTCGTGAAGATTCCGAGAAGGTCAATCGTCAGATGGCTTCCATGGAAGAAAAGATCGCCAACTATAAGCTTCAAGGTCTGAACTATACCAAAGAAGAAATTGAAGAAAAGAAGGCCCAGAATGCTTATGATAAACAGATGGATGACTGGAACTTTCAGACTACTCACATGGTGGGCGGTAAGGACGACAAGCATCCGGAACTTTCCAAGGAAGATTTCGACAAGTTGTCTTCAAAAGCGCGCGAAATGGAGAAAGCCCGTAAGGATGCTGTCGATCTCCATCACCAGGAAGAAGAGGCCCACAGGATAGCCGATAAAAATCTCCGGGACAACATCAAGCTGATGGCTGACGCTGCCAAGATCCGTGCTGACTACGCCGCTGCCATTGAGAAGGCCATCTCCAATGAACTTGATGCCGCCCGCGCCAGTGAGAAAGAAAACTCTGCCATTGCGTTCTCCATGGACGTTCTCAGCAAGGCGTATCAGGATGGTGAGATCTCTGCTCAGCAATACACTCAGCGGATATTCGAATTGCAGACCCAAGTTCACCGAACTGTGCCGGTGTTCGGAGATCTTCGCGACACCATCAACAACTCCATGACGTCTTCCGCAAAGGCTCTTCAGGATTTCTGCAATACGGGCAAGTTTGCCTTCAAGGATTTAATCCTCTCCATGCTCAAAGACATGCAGATGCTAGCCATCAAGAACAGTGTTATCAGCCCGCTGTTTGCTGCACTGACTGGTTCGCTCACTCCAAAGATCAGTGTCGGCGGGGGCGGGGGAGTTGGCCTCGGGCCCACTGCTGCCGGAACAACTCCCTACGTTCAATCCAACTATGCTGCCGCCCCGGTTGCCGCCGCGTCACTTCAGTCCGTGGCGGTGACCATCCACAACAACGGGGCTGTCACTTCCGATATTCAGTCCTCCGATGGGGCCGCCCAGATGGGCACTGTCATTCATGCCGCGGTCCAGAAGTCAATCATTACCGAGCAGCGTCCTGGCGGTCTTCTTTATCAGGGGTGATAAATGGCAGCACCTATTTTCACATGGTTTGAGGACTGGGGTGGAGAACAGGCCCATAAGCCACGGAACTTCATCATGCAACTGGGTGATGGCTATGTAGAACGAGCCGGCAACGGCATCAATACGGATCTTCCAGCCTACACCATCACGTTCAGTGGGCGCACCACTGCCGAAGCTCAGGCGATCATGGCCTTCTTGGTCACGACCTGCGCGGCGGGTGTCATCGCCTTCCAGTTCCAACCCTATGGTGACGCCGTGTCGTCCTTGTGGACCTGCAACGACTACAAGATGAAAGCCAAGGCCGTCAATGTCTTTGATATCTCCTGCGTGTTCCAGAAGGTGGTGGCATGAGTATTCCGTATTCTGATGTTCAGACACTAGCCCCTGGTTCACTTGTAACTCTATTCAAGTTGGATTGCTCCAGTATTGGTGGTGGCGTCTACTATCTTGCTCCACAATGCAATGTTCTGAAGGGAAATGTCATTTGGCAGGGGGTGACCTACACAGCTATCCCCATATCGGCCACTGGCTTCACTTACTCCACTAAAGGGACACTGCCCCACCCGCAGATTTCTATCTCCAACTTGGATGGTTTGATTAGCAGTTTGGTGGCTTCTCTTCAAGACGTAGTTGGAGCCTACGTTACTCGTATCCGTGTTCTCACCAAGTATCTGGATGCAGCTAATTTCGTTGGCGGGGTCAACCCCACTGCTGATATCTCAGCCGGATATGCCACCGATGTGTGGGTAATTGAACAGAAGACCTATCATTCATCAGACTCTATTACATTTGACATGGTGGCGGCTTGCGACGTCCAAGGACTTCGTCTGCCGGCTAGGACCATGCAGACTTCCAACTGCGGGCACGGTTTCGCGAACTTGGATGGTCTTAATCTGTGCCCCTATTCTGGTTCACTATCTACCTGCGATCATGGGTTGAACACTCCTAACGGCTGCGCGGCCCACTTCATTCCCAAGGCCATCACTCAGAGTTTCGTGGTGGCGTCTGGGGCAAAGACCTTCGCTGGTACCGGGTTCGTGACAAACGGCTACAAGATCGGTATGCAGATCTACACCACTGGCTTCACGAATGCGGGCAATAATGGAACGCTAACCATCTCCGCAGTCACTAATACTCTACTCACATGCAGCACTGCCTCCGGACTGGTAAGCGAAACTTCTCCTGCGACGGCGACTATCGTTGCCGTGAATGTCCCTCTCCCATTCGGCGGGTTCCCAGGAACGACGGTTCAGTCGTCATGATGTTGCCAGCCTTTGAGGCATTCAGAGAACATGCGCATCGCGCTGCCCCAGCCGAGTGCTGTGGGCTGATCGTGGATGAGGACTACCACGCCTGCCCAAACCTAGCCCCGCTGGGGCAATTTGAGCTGTGCCCCGAGGCGTGGGACAGGCTCGAAGATTGCGGGCAAATAAAGGCCATATGCCACAGCCACCCGGCAGGTCAGGCTTCTCCTAGCGCACTAGATAAGGAATCTTGCGAAACATTTGGGCTTCCATGGTATATTATTGGGCGTAATGACGATCTTCAACGCCTAGACCCAGCCCCAATCCCTTTGCTGGGGCGCGAGTTCATTTACGGTTGGCAGGACTGTTTCTCCCTGGCTAGGGACTACTATGGCTTTGCTCAAGATTACCCGCGCGAAGAAAGGTTCTGGGAATACGGCCACAGCCCGTATGAAGAACACTTCAGAGAGTTTGGGTTTGAAGAAATTCAACTACAGCATCTTTCCCCAGGAGATGCTATACTTATGCGTGTCGGCACGAAAAAAGTTTTCAACCACGTAGGCATCTACCAAGGGGATGGGCGAATAGTGCATCATCTCATGAATAGGTTTTCTTCTATCGACCTGCTAGGGCCATTCTCAGAAAATGGCCTGAAGGTTATCAGGAGGATTCAGTGAACGAATTAGTCACCATCAAGTTGCGCGGAGAACTGGGCAAACGGTTCGGCAAGGTCCACAGACTGGCGGTTGATAGCGTATCAGAAGCTCTGCGGGCTTTGATGATAGTTGTCCCCGGCTTTGCTGAATACCTGCGTGACAACAAAAGAATGGAATACAAAGTTCTGCTGAAGAACGAACCGATCATTGATGAGTTCCAATTTCAGATGGCCTGTGGGTTCAATGAAATCTGTCTGGTGCCTCGTGTTCGTGGTGCAGGTGGCGATGGTCTTGGCAACTTCTTCATGGGGGCTGCTCTCATTGCCCTGGCGATAGCCGCCCCTGAGGCGCTGACTTTCATCGGTTCCACGGGTTTCACCATCATGATGGGCATGGGCACATCAATGATGCTGGGTGGCGTCATGCAGTTGATATCTGGAACTGCGCCCAGCAATCCCTCCAACAACACGAACTCATATGCCTTCAACAGCGCCCAGAATTCTTCTGGGCAGGGTGTTCCCATTCCAGTAGCTTACGGTAAATTCAAGATTGTTCCTCCCATTATCAGTCAAGAAATTGATACAGAAATGTTCACTACCGATCTATTCAACTACGGGGTTGCAGATGGCCTCGGAAATTGGTTGGGAGACGGAGACACTTCATGCTGGTGCGCCAGTCTTGATCCTATCGCGTAGGGGAACCAGATGAAGATTGTCCTCAGAGGTCGACTGGGCCGCCAGTATGGTAAGAACCTGATCATCACTGGCGAACACGAACCGGCCATCATCAACAAGTTGATGAAGGCTGTGCCCGAGATGTATGGCCGTCTGGAAAACTACAGCCTGAAATTCGGCAAGACTGTGTGCTACGTGTCTGAACGACTTGTAGGGCGGGAACATAGTGGGGACATTGGTGGCGGAAATCAGCAACAGCCGCCGATCATCGCTGTTCCTGGACCCATTCCGCCCAAATACTCCGCCACCACGAGTACCACTCTTCAATCCATCCAACAGTCCAAGATTCTCTATGCCATGTCTGAAGGAATCATTGACGGATTTGTTCATCCCTCCCAGGGACTTCGCGACGTATATCTGGACGATGTGCCTGTCCAGAATTCAGATGGCACCTTCAATTTCAACGGCATTGCTGTCGCGGCTACGGCGGGCACTACGACCCAGAAGCCCATTACTGGAATGAATAGCATCTCCACACTACTTTCTAGTGGAGCCAACATTCTTCAAGCCAGCCCTGTGACTGTCTCCATCACCAACCCCAATGTCAATTCAGTAATGCTGAATATCTACATGTCTTCGTGTCAGGTAATTGGCGGAGCTGGAAATAGTGTCGTTCTTAAGATTGAAGTATCCGCCAATGGTGGCGCATACGTGAATGTCACTGATCGGGTCATGAATTCGCAGAACACCGCTGCTCCTGGCACCATCATGGGTTGGTCAGCAGGCCCCTACACGGCTGGGTTCCGTGTCCCCCTTCCTACCGGAACTAATTGGCTGATCCGTATCACGCGTGTTTCTCTGGATGCTGCTGGACTAAATCAAAACCCCACGGCTCTTCAGAGCTATGCTTTGATCACCGAAGAAAATCTTTCATATCCATCCGTCGCGCTTATGGCGGCGATGTTCGATGCCCACCGGTTCCCGAGCATGCCCAAGTTGTCTGTGTTGATCAATGGTGTGCGAGTAAAGGTTCCTAATGGCTACACCGCTGCTCGTCAAGGCGGCGTATCTCTCAATTCTTTTATAACGACTACTGGCGTCAATCTGCAAATATCTGCTGCTGGTATCATCACGCAGGCCAGTGGAAACTTCACCACGGCTGGATATCTTGTAGGCAATGCCATCACAGTGGCTGGGTTTGCCAACTCTGTCAACAATGGCAAGTTCATTATTAGTGTGGTGGGGACAACCACCATGACCATCATTCCCCAGCCAGGAGTGACCCTTACGTTTATCACGGAATCTTCTGGCTCTGGAAGAACCCTTTCTTCTAGTGCCCCGCCTCAATTAGCTATCACCAGCACGACAATCATTACCCGTAGTGGCAACGGAAGTTTCTTAAACGAAGGTTTTGCTTCTGGGCAACGTATTTCTCTTACTGGGTTCAGCGTTGCTTCAAATAACGGCACATTCACAATTCAGTCTGTGACCGCCAGCACCATTACGATTAACGCTGCTTCGCTCACTATTGAAACTTCGGCAGCTGGACGCACTATTACTACCGCATGGTCTGCAGCAGTCTACCCAGGTTCGTGGGATGGCACATGGGTAGATGGCTGGACTTCTAATCCGTCGTTCATTCTATGGGACATGGCAACGAATAAGCGCTATGGCGCGGGCCGGTATCTTCTTCCCGCCAATGTTGATAAGTGGGGCATCTATGCCATGGCACAGTATTGTGATGCGCTGGTATCCGATGGATATGGGGGGTTGGAACCCAGGTTCACATTCAACGGATATCTGCAAACTTCTGATGATGCCTATAAAGTCTTTGCCGATATAGCTTCCTCTGCCAGAGCCCAAGTATTCTATGGCGCTGGAATGATTACTCCTGTTCAAGATACTGATACTACTCCGGCTGGCATCTTCACCAGGGCCAATGTCAAGGATGGAAAGTTCGTATATCAGAGTTCTGCCCGCAAGGCTCGCCACACGGTGTGCAATGTAACCTGGACAGATCCCGCGCAGCTCTACGCACAGGTGGTGGAAACTGTCCAGTGTGCCGACTTAGTCATTCAAAAATATGGCGTTCAGACTGTCAATGTGACTGCAGTCGGTTGCACTTCTCTTGGTCAAGCTCGCAGATATGGGCGCACCACTCTGTTAGTCGAGCAGGGATTAGTTGAAGTCGTCACCTTCACCACAGGGCTCCAGGGCATCACCACCAAGGTTGGAGACATCATCCTTATTCAGGATGCTGGGAGAGTCACTGCTCGTCTGGGTGGGCGCATCGTTTCTGCTACCGCCTCGCAGATCACTGTGGATAACCCTACAGTTCTCGCTGCCGGACAAACCTATACTCTCTATGCAGCCATGCCAGACGGAACCATTCAGTCGGCCACGGTCACCAACTCTGCTGGAACCTACACCGTTCTCAACCTTGGATCTGCTCTCACTACTGCGCCTCAGTCTCAGGCACAGTGGGTGTTATCCTCTGCTAATTCTATCGCTGGCCGTTGGCGCATCATCAGCATAGCAGAATCAGTTTCTGAAGAAGCTATGGAATATGCCGTCACCGCTGTCCAGAACATTGAATCTCTGTATTCTCTGTTCGACAGCACTGACAGCATTGTGCCCATTACGAACAATTTGCGAGCAACTCCTGGTGTCAGTGGGCTGACGGCATCATATACCACTATTCCACTGAATGGTTCTCCAATAAATAATATTTCAGTTTCGTGGACTGCTCCAGCCAACGCAACTCCCACAAGCTACCAAGCTCTGTGTCAGATTGCCAATGGTGTGTGGAAGGAGATGACTGTCAGCGGAACTAGCGCCGTAATTCAAGTTCCGGATTATGGTCAGGCCAATATTCGTGTCACCCCCATATACTCGTGGGGCGTGGGCGTTCCAATGACTACTTCGGTCATGTGCTATGGCATCGTCGCCAGCACCATCAATAACATGACCTTTGTTCAGTCCACGACTAATCCGCCTGTGGTGGTCAATGAATATCGGCAACTGGCTACCGAGGGTCTTGGCGGTTCTACCATCGTGGGCGGAGTTCCTACTCAGTTCACCCCCGTATACCTGACGGTAACGTTTGAGAACATAGATTGGTCTACCAATCCTGCGCTCATGACTGGCTATGAAGTAGTGTTCTCCAAGAGTAACGTTGTAAGCGATATTTCAAGCTACCTTCTTCCAATATGTGAAGTTCCCATGAAGACCAAGCCGCTGGCTTTGTCCAATATCACGATAACCGGGGCCGCCAAGACCATATCTGTTCCCAATGGTGGCCTGATCGCTGCTGGCTTCAAGACTGGCGTAGTGTTCTATTTGTCTGGCGTAGCCAGCGGTTCTGGACCGTTTGTCGCAGGGACTGTTACAGACAATTCTATCATGGTTCCGTTAGCAACTTGGACTGATCAGTCTATTCCTACTTCTTACATCACTCCAGTTCAATCCGCTACTGTTTCAATCGTTCCACAAACTGGATTCTCTGTATGGGCTTTTGCTCGTCAGCTCTACTATGGCAATGTCGTAGGAGGTTGGAATAACGTCTCTGGCGTAACTGTAGCAAGCACTAATCAGCAACTTGCGTCGCTTACCTACATCGGAAATGATGGTATCCTAAGTGTGGGGGAGAAGCCTGCCGTCTTTGCAGACTATACGGGCTTGTTGTCTCAGATTACCATGCTAAGGTCCGAGGCCACAACTCTTTGTGCAGTGCTGCCCACTCAGAACACTCTTCTTGCCTATCTGACTGGGCTAGGCCCCTGGCCGTGGACTGATAGAACCGTGGGTCACGATACAGTCATTCCAGACCCCAGTATCTGGACCTCTAAGTGGTCTGAAATCTATAACGAAATTGCCGCTCTGACTGCCAATATCTCTGCTGCTTTGAATGTTCTTGGAGCTGGTGGTCTGATTTCTGCCAACAATCTTATCCCTAACTGGGATAGTGAACTTGGGCCAAGGCCTCTTTCCGCCGGATTTAATGTCTATGATACTCAGTTGACTGCCCCTCTTGGAACAAGTAAGGGATACAATGCTTCGCGCTACTGCAGAAAATACGCTGGTGTCGGTGGCGCAACTGGCTTTGGCGGCTATATAACTTCTTATCAAACAGAAGCTCCCACGAAATGCAAGGCGGGAAAAACCTACGCGATCAATTATATGGTAAAGGAAATCTCTAACAGCGGCACTTCTATTACAGGAGATGTAGGCTTTCTTATAGCGTTTAGCGACGGTTCTGGTAGTAGCGTAGGCAGCGCAATAATTTTGTGGGGATGGAATCCAGCTCTGGCATTCGGAACATGGTGGGAAACAGGCGTAGCTTCTGGACTTCCTACACTTCTGTTCACTGCACCTACTGGAGCGGCTTCATTCAGTGTCCAAGTCATATGCGGAAATGGGTTCAGTGGAGCTGGTGTAGAACTTTGGCTTGACAATGTTTCTCTGATAGAACTGCCCACTCTCGCCGCAGCCGCCACGGTAGGTGGAACTGTGGACAGTGTTGTCACGGCCATTGCTTCCAAGGTGGTGGCTCCTAACACGTTGGTTCAGCGCGATAGTTCCGGCGTAGTTTACTCCAATTGCTGGAACTATGCTAGTCAACTTCGCGCCTCTACACAGCTCGTAGGTGCATTCAACATCAATGATTCCTCACTGCTTTCTGGCTGGGACCAACCCGGCATGTATCGTTTCGGCAACGCAGGAACTGACAATCCTGGGGTCAGCTACGGCAACATGTTGACCCTCTGCGCAGGTTCGGACAGCATGTCCCAGATCGTCTGCGATTACCTGAAACCACGGATGTTCATTCGCTCTGCGAACTGGACGGGGACCTGGACCTTCAACGGTGGGGGCGCCAATGGGTGGACCGAGGTGTGGACTAACAACAACAATGGTGGAACCATCACTGCGGCTAACGGATATCGGAAGTTTGCTGATGGGCAAATCATGATCTGGGGGGTGGCCGCGGCCGGAACCTCAATTACTTGGTCTGGGACACTGACCTTTCCCAACGCTTGTCTTAACGTGTTTCTCACCCCGGCAAGCGCACCCTCGGCCATTCCCTACGCCTCTACCCTGACCACTACTGGATGCACCGTCAACAATGTCGGCGCCATTCTTCGCTACCTCGCAATCGGATACTAGGAGCTCTCCATGCCTTATCTTTCTACCTTCGACGCCACCGGCAACGTGACCGGCACCTTCAGCACTGACATCCACTCCGTCATCCCACCGGAAGCCATCGCGATCTCGGACGCTGATCATCAGCTCTATGCCACGGGGCTGGTTCGTAGGAACATGATTACCGGGTTGCCGGAAGTCATTCCCCCCAAGCCTCCCAGCATGGAAGAATACGTCGCTGCCGCTCAGCACATACTGGACAGTGTGGCTCAGTCTCGTAACTACGACGGAATTCTCTCTATGTGCAGCTACGCCACAAGTCAGAATGCTCCCTTTGCTGCAGAAGCGAAAGCAGGAGTGGAGTGGCGTGATGCCATCTGGCTGAAGGCTTACGAAATCATGTCGGCTGTCAAGGCTGGCACCGTGCCCCAGCCAACGATTGATGCGTTCATAGCAGAACTTCCGGCCATTGTCTGGCCATAGGAGGCATCATGAAGGTGATGTTTTGTCGGCGCAATGATCTTCTGTCCCACTTCATCCGCGCCGTGACTTGGAGTTCTTGGTCACATGTCGCACTACTCAATGGAGAAACTGCCGTTGAAGCTGTGTGGCCCAAAGTTCGCATCACCACCAGAACTCAACTCTTGTGCTACTGGCAAGATGTTTTAGAGACAGACCTACCTTGCTCTGACGACGTCGTTGCCTGGGAAGCTGCACTTTCTCAGGTTGGCAAGCCCTACGATTGGAAAGCTCTGTTCGGCAACCTATTTCATAACAGAGACTGGCATGACCAAGGACAGTGGGATTGCTCATGTCTGACTGCCTGGGCTATCGGTTTTGCGGGCAGGCCACTGTTTCGTTCAGAGGCTCTCACCTGGGTCACTCCCCAACACTTATTCATGCTATTCCCGAAAGGATAGTGATGCGCTTTATCATCACACTACTGATGCGCTTTATCATCACACTACTGATGTTCTTCCCCATGTTCGCGGCGGAACCCTGGTCAACCAAGGACAAAGTTTTTGAGGGAGTGTATCTCGTTACACTTGCCGCGGACTATAGTCAGACCATGAATATCAGGTGCGACAAAAAGTATTATGAAAATAACCTGCTGCTGGGCAGACACCCACGCGGAAATGAAACTACGGAATACTTCGTTGTCTCTGCAGTTATCAATGCCTTCATAACAGACAGATTATCCGGAGATAGTCGCACTCTGTGGCAGCTCACATTCATTGGAGTGAATATAGGTTTCGTGGCCAACAACTATTTTCTAGGAGTTAAGTTCAGAGTATGAGCAAGAAGAAAGAGGAATTGAAGGTTGATAAATTCATGCAATTCAGATTGCGTCAGTCAAATGAATTGTGTGAGGAATATGCCGAAACCCTAGATCCCCGTCAACGGATCTTATATAACGAGGATGAACATGGAACTCAAAGTAAAGCGTGAGCATTTCGGCCCACAGGCCACCATCGGCAGCATGTTCATCAACGGTGTCTATGAGTGCGTGACGTTGGAAGATGTCACCCGCAAGCTGGGACCGAGTGGGGAAGGAAAGGTCTCCGGTGCGACTGCCATCCCGGAGGGTCGGTTCAAGGTGATCATCAATATGTCCCCCAGGCTGGGACGGCTCATGATGCGCCTGCTCGGAGTTCCCTTCTTCGACGGCGTTCTTATTCACAGCGGCAACACCGATGTTGACACGATGGGCTGCATCCTCGTGGGGCAGATGGTGGATGGCCCTGACCGAATTCATGGAGGCAGTCTTGCTCTTCCCATGCTGCAAAAGAAAGTGCAGGCCGCGCTGGACAAAGGTGAGGAAGTCTGGATCACTGTCTCCAGCAGTTGATCTAGACGACCCATACGACGAAGATGCCTATCACGAACACTGGCCTTGGAGGAACAAATGAACGCATGGGATGCAGTCCGACCTTTCGTAGCGAAGTATGCCCCGATCATCGGAGCCAGTCTGGGCGGCCCCTTCGGTGGCGCGGCCGGAGCCATCGTGGCCGGGGTACTGGGCGTGAAGGATGCCGATCCGGCCAGCGTTCAAGATGCCATCAAGAATGGCACCTTGACTGGCGAGCAGATCCTCAAGCTCAAGGAGATGGAAGAAAAGTTCTCCCTGGACATGAAGAACGCCGATATCAACAATGCCCAGGAGGCAATGAAGGCCACAATGGAGTTGGAGAAATCCTACATCTCCGATGTTCAGGACGCCCGCAAGTCCAACTCCGCGAACAAGGGCACTTTCTGGATGGGTGTTGCTATTCTGGTGACGTTCGCCATCATCATGTTCGGCGTCCTCTATGGATGCTTTGAGATGGCATCCGGCAACGTGGGGATGAAACTGGACCCGGGGACCGCGGCCGTCATCTTCACCCTCATCGGAACCATCGTCGGATACGCTGCATCCCAGGCGCAGACCGTTATCAACTTCGAGTTCGGGACCAGCCGGGGTGGATCTGCTCGCGCTGATGCCATGGCCCAGGCCGTCACCGACTTTACGAAAATCAAGAGTTAAATTGTTGGCAAAGATCCGTAAGACCACCTATAATTAAGGGGGCTCCCACGATCCCCTTTTCCTTTAGGAGATCCCCATGACCACTACCTACGTTCAGACCGCCCGGCAGGCCGAACTCAATGCCTACGCCGCGCTCTTCGGAGCTGCTGCTCAGCTGGCTTTCTTCAGCGGCACTCCGCCGACTGACGTGGACACGGCTCTTTCCTCCAACCCGATCTGCGCCCGCGTGAACTTCAACGCGACCCCGTTCGTGGCCGCGACCGCCGCCAAGCCGTCGGTCCTGGCCGCGAATGCAATCACTCAACAGAATGCGTGGTCCACCGTCACGGCTACCTTCTACCGGGCCTACGCCCAGGGGACTGCTGGCATCACCGGCTCTAGTTTCGTCGTAGGGAAGGTCTACCAGATCCAAGCGGCTGGCACCTCCGTCCAGGCCAACTGGGCGTCCATCGGCTACACTGGCTCGGCCTTCGCAGTTGGCGACATGTTCGTCGCGACCGGAACCACCCTGACCGGTTCCGGTACTTGCTACCTGATGAACGAGCAGGAGCAGGGGACCATCGGAACTTCTGGCGCCGACCTGAACCTGAACACGACCTCCATCGTGGCGGGTGGCCCTGTCGCGATCACCTCCTTCCAGCGGTCCATGTAAGGAGTTCCCATGTCCGATGGCATTGTTCAATTAGCCGCTGATTCGACTGGCAAGAAGGTTGATACTTCCGAGATCACGGTCGGTGCCAACACGGTTGAACGTCAGCGGATCAACATGGCTGATCCCACGACGGCTGCGGCAATCGCAGCCGTCATGAACAGTGCCCCGGCTGGAACTGAGTATGGTATTGCTACTCGACAGGTAGGCACCGCAACTATCCAGGGTCTCCAACCCGCGGCTATTTCTACCAGTTTCACCTCGTCAGTATTGACAACCAGCAACATCAACGTCACGCAGTTGAACGTAGCAACTGTGTCCGTCAGCGGAACTTACACGAACGCCACCCTCGTGTTCGAACAGTCCACTGATGGGGGAGCCACATGGTATCCCACCGCTGGCAGCAGAACTGATACAGGTGTCATAGAAAGTTCGTCTGGCATCTTGTCCAGCACAGTTCGCGCGTGGGACATTCCCGTGGGCGGAGCAACTCATCTTCGCATTCGCACAACCACCACACCCACTGGAACCGCCGTAGTCGTCGTGGGCACCCAGTCGTTCGCTTACGACCCCTGTCCCGGTGTCGTGGCGCAAGGAAACACCGCTGTCGGTTCCGCGCCCATGTCTCCTCCGGTAGTCGTAGCCGGCATCGACGGGGGAGGACTTATCCGCACAGTTCTCACTACTGCGGGTGGAGTACAGGTAGTGAGCCTGGGCAATTCCACTGGTAAGACCAACGTCCTGAAGACCGGCACGTTGGCATCCTCTGCCACCACTGCTGATCAGGTAGTTCTCACCTACACCGTTACCACCGGCAAGACGCTCTACCTTCTTGGCTTCAACATCACGGCTCGTCTCACTACCTACGCCACCACGGCTACTCTGTTCGGAGCTGCCAGTTTGGAGAACCCAAGCGGAACGAAGTTGAATACCGCAGATGTTGCCAATGCTGGCGTGATTTTCCCTCCGTATGACCAGCAGTTCACAGAGCCCATCCCCATCCCCTCGGCCACCGTCATCCGTATCGTCTGCACCCCTGCGGCAGCGACTGCATTCACCTGGAGAGCCAATCTCTGGGGCTACGAAATCTAAGGAGCTGGCTAATGATCGCTACCCTGCTTGTTAGCCAGACTATTGAGAATACTTTCTACTTGCCTGGGGTTGTGGTAGACTTCCGTGAAGGATTCGATCCAACTGATCTTATCAGCGTAGGGCTGGCTTCCTCTTCCATTGCCGACGGGGCTGATATCATTCAGCACGTAGATAATAGGCCAGTCTAAATGCTGTTAGGACTTCGGTCCCTATATGAAGCGCAAGCCTCTGGAGGGCTTGCGCTCAAACAGGCATACACCACAACTGCTAATGGAAAATCAGTTGCTGGAGTAAACATAGCAGTGGGCGACCTCGTGGTCGTCGGATACTGTATCGGTAACTCTATAGCAGCAATTACCTGTTCTGATGGTAGCGCAAACGTTTATCGTGAAGTAGGGACCGGGCAGTATAACTCAGCGTCCAACCAAACGATGCACCTGCTCTACTGCGTCGCCACGGTGGCCAACGCTTCGGCTACGGTCACGGTCACCGACGCGAACACAAACTACCCCTGCGTCAATGTCGCCACCTACACAGGTGCGATCTCCGACGGTTCTGCTGTTCTTCGGGCGGGGACCTGGATGACAGCGGAGACCGTGGCCGCGACCGGCCATACGTCGGCGACGATCTCAGCGACAACCGGGGACCTGCTGATCTCCCTGACCGGTGAAGCTTCGGTGGGGTCGGCGGCCTACACAGACAATTCTGGCTTCACTTTCCGCACCCAAGAAGCCTATGGGGCACTGAGTCTAGCTGATAAGATCAGTTCCACCACGGGTTCAGTATCTGATTCCATTACTTCATCTCCAGCCTGCGTTGCGATGAACTGTATCGCTGCGTTCAAACCCGGAGCTACGGGGGTAACAGGAACTTCAACCGCCGCATCTCCATCCATCAGTGGGTCTGCCACGGGTGTTCGCGGGGCAGCAGGAACTTCAGCCGCCGCATCTCCATCCATCAGTGGGTCTGCCACGGGTGTTCGCGGGGCAGCAGGAACGAGTTCCACTTCTCAGGTTCTTCTTAATGTCGCCACGGGTGTCCATGGGGTGAGCGGAACATCATCCACTTCTCAGGCATTCGGCAGCTCTGCCACCGGATCCATAGGCGCGGCAGGTTCCTCTCCCATAAGCGCTCTGTCCATCGGAAGTTCTGCCAGCGGCACAGTAATTGACTTCACTGGAACGTCCACTGCTGCGTTATCTATAACTGGTTCCGCCAATGGCTCCATAGGTGTAGCTGGCTACGTTCCAGTAAGTAATCTAGCCTTGGGCGGTTCTGCCAGCGGCACCGTTACTTCTGGATCGGTTACAGGCACCTCGTCCTCTACCATGTCCCTGAGCGGAGTTGCTGTTGGTTCTCATGGCGAGGCTGGCTATGTTCCGACGAGTGCATTCTCATTCGGCGGGGCAGCCAGTGGTTCCTTCACAACACCAGTGTCTGGAACATCTGCTTCATCACTGTCCTTAAGTGGCTCTGCCGCTGGTATTCGTGGTGTCTCTGGAACTTCTGCCACTTCTCAGTCCTTTGGTAACTCTGCATCTGGTTCTCATGGTGTAGCCGGTTCTTCCCCCATAAGCACGATTATATTCGGTAACTCCGCCAGCGGCGTCTTCGCCACACCCATCTCCGGAACATCTGCTTCCTCTCTATCACTGAGTGGAACTGCCGCCGGTTCTCATGGTGTAGCCGGTTTTTCCCCCACCAGCGCTCTTGTCATAGGAGGCTCTTCAACTGGCACGGCTGGCAACGTCGTTTCTGGATCGTCAACTGCCCCACTATCTATTAACGGTTCTGCCGCTGGTGTTCGTGGAGAGGCGGGTTCTTCCCCCACCAATATTATTCAGTTCTCTGGTGTGGCAGCGGGCGGGCATGGGGTCTCTGGTTTCGCTGCTATGGCTGCGCTCGCTATTGTTGGCGCGGCTATCGGGGCCATGCAGGTCAGGGGAACTTCTACCGGCACAGTTTCCATAACTGGTTCAGCTAGTGGAACCGCTGGGCAAGCCACCGTCACTGGAACATCCACCGCGCCCCTAGTTCTGAGTAACTCTGCCACTGGTTCTCATGGAGTAGCGGGATCTGTTCTCACTAGTTCCCTCTCCATGGGCGGAGCGGCTACTGGAGCAGTCCGAGTCTTCGGCACTACGACTACTTCTCTGGCCATCGGCGGGGTGGCTACGGGCACCGCTGGGCTAGGCACGGTGACAGGCACTTCGACTGCCTCCCTTGCCCTCTCAGGGGCCGTTGCC